CCCGCCACAAGGGCGGTTATGTTGAATTAGATAAATGAGATTCCCATCATTTGTTCAATCTCGGCAATGAAAATATCGTAATCAAAATTAAGAGACTCTTGCCAAGAAAGATAGGTAGAGATAGTTCTAAATGAATACCTATTAGGTGAAAGCTTATCTAAAATCATACTGAATCTAATATACTTATCGTTCAAATTCCTTAATGCCTCTTTAGGTGTTCTGGCACTTTTATTCCAGATACAATCTTGATGAGAAAGTCTATTCCTAAAATCCCTCACATCTCTTAAATCGTCAAAAAGCTGCTGAATCGTATTAAAGCGATTATCAAATAATTTACCATAGAATATATTGTTCCAATATAAATAATGTGGGTTTCTTCTTGTATCACTGTCAATAAGGTTAACCCAAAAGCCGAAAGTCATGCTGGCAATAATATCATCCGCTGAGATATTATATCTTTGCATTTGTTGATAAGCATAATTTTGATTGTTAAGAAACCTAATGTTGTTACTAGGATTATTAATAGCTTTGTTTAAAAGTTTTATTAAGCAAGAATTTAATTCATTTTTGCTATATGTAGATAGGGTTGTTTTATTACTAATAGCGAGATAGCAAAAATGGTTTAATAAATCGCCATTAGGTATATTTTTTTTGATAAGTCGAGCCATTTCATTTCTCACACTGATTTCAATTTCCTGAATAATGGAGGAAAAGATTGAAGCCCGGTGTTGCAACGCAGTATAGAGACAAATCGCCTTTTTCTCAATAATTAAAGGAGATGCTGTTTGGCTCCCATTGCGACATAGCTGTCGGTAAGGGGTTAATCTGCAACTTGATATAGCATTTCGGTGTTGTAATATTGACATATTTTCTCAAAAAAATATTGACAGTAATATAATACTCTACTAATATACACACATCTGGCAAATTGCCCGGTGGACGTAGGGTAAAGCTTACGCTCCTTCGATAACCTATAAGGCAGGATTTCTATCCTGCCTTTTCTATTTTAAATTAGCTCTCAACCAATTTCTAAATGTCTCAACCGTCCATCTAGGATGGCGGCCAATATATACATCTGGTTTTATAAATTTTGTACTTTCTTTCCGTTCCAAGAGTGCATCAAACAATGAATGACTTATTGCTTCTAAAGCTGTATTTGCTGGGATTTGATATTTAGGATCGGCATTTTTCACCCATTGATGAAATTCTTCAATAGGAACGCCAAGTCGAAGTGCAATATCATTTGCGGTCAAAAGAGAGCTTTTTCCCAAGATAATATCTTCTATTAACTTTTCTTTATCAAAATTCCCCTTTTGCTCTTGCAGTAATAAGTTTTTAGTTGCTTTAATTGCATTTGATTTGATTATGTTGTTACTCATAAAATGCCTCACCTATAATGAACATTTGCATTTCAACCTATAAAATTCAATTTTTGGCTTTGGTTAACCTTAACCTTGCCATGAATATACATTTTTGGCATATCGCAAGATTTATAGATTGACTGCCTCAATGTGAATAGTGCGGATAAATCGACCGATAAAATTAGCACTTTGGCAAATATCTTCTGATATATCTTGCGGATCGTAATTCTCTTTATTGTCAGAGTGTAGTCTATATCCACCGCCAACTAATTTTTGAATACGCTTGATAAATAACGAGCCATCAATAGCAAAAGCATAGATACCATCGCCACTATAAGCATTTACTTTTGTATCGAGGAACACAATATCACCTTTTCTAATAGTAGGCTCCATTGAATCTGTTGGCACGTTTACTAGGCAAATTCCATCTGCCGACTTCTTACCCACTAATTGAGAAATCCCCTCATCTGTCAAAAATAGACTAGAGATTATTTCAGGGTAATCAGAGTTTTCAAATCCGTTCAATCCTGCTGCCGCTCTTACATCATAGTAATCAATGCGGTGCTTGTGTAATAAATCAGGCTCACTGCTTATAAGCTGTTTATCAATACCGATGTTTTCTACAACAACATCATCACGACCGCCATTGCCAGTGCTTAACCAAGCAACGCTAACGCCAAGAGCAGAGGCAAGTTTCGCTATATGTATTGTGTTTCCGCCATTCTCAATCTTAGTGATTGAGTTCTGACTAATTCCAACTAGATCCCCAAGTTCCTTTTGAGTAATACCAAGCTCCATTCGTCTAGCTTTTACACGTTCGCCTAGAGTTTTCATTTTCGTACTCCTGTTATTTGTTGAGGATTGTGTGAAGTCTAAAACTTTAGTTTTAAAAAATCAAACAACTTTTTGTGTTTTGGCTATTTACAAATAAAAACTAAGGCTATAAAATATAGCTATAAGTTAAATTAAACAAAACAGAGGGCTATTGATGAACAAGGCAATTTTGAAAGCTATCAAGATTTTCAAATCTCAACAAGCATTAGCCGCAGCCTGTGGAGTTAGTCAGAACGCTGTTAGTAAATGGCTTAATGGCGGCTCAATCTCTTTGGAAAATGCTTTGAAAATCGAAAAAGCAACCAATGGAAAGGTAAAAGCGGAAATGTTTTCAAAAGAGTTTTCTAGTTTGTTAGCTAGAAATTAGGCGACAAAAAAGCCCCTGCGTGAACAGAGGCTTTGATTATGTCGTATGTAAACCTTTATCAGTCGGAGGACTTCAAAAGATGACTAAATTATCACCTAAATTTAATGAAAACGCAAATGAAAGTTCAAGCAAAACTCAAAAAGCGTTAATCCTTAAAGCCTTACAACAAGGCGACCGCTTAACTCACTTAGATGCGGAAAAACGTTTTAATTGCTTACGTCTTGGCGCACGAATTTATGACCTAAAACAACAGGGTCACAAAATTGAAAAACAAATGATTGTAGTACCTAGTGGTAAATGCATTGCTGAATACAGATTGGTGGCTTGATATGGAAAGATTATTCTCACCAGAATTTGTAGCTAGCTTAGACGATAGAGAAAAAATCCTAGCATACGAGGCAGTTAAAAGAGATTTAAGAGAGCGAAACGCAAGCCAAGAAGAATACGACAGAGTAACAGATCAAGCGATTGAGGAATTGGAAATATGAGTAAATTATTAATCAATGAACAACCATTACAGGTTCTTCCATCTCTAGCTAATATCATTGGTCTTAATGAGGCAATAGTTCTTCAGCAGTTGCATTTCTTCCTAAGAATTAGCAGAAACAAAGTTGGTGGACGTTCTTGGGTGTACAACACAATTAATGACTGGCAGTCGGAGTTTTCTTTTTGGTCGGTTAAAACTGTACAAAGAACGATTGAAAACCTAGAAAAAAGTGGCTTGGTAGTATCAACAGACAAGTTCAATAAAATGAAAATGGATAAAACAAAATGGTACACAATCGACTATCAAAAGCTAAGTGAAATTTTACCTGAAAACGAAAAAACACCATTTGGACAAAATGACCAAATGGAAACACCTAAAAAGGAAAATGCATTTGGACAAAATGACCAAATGACATTTGGACAAAATGACCAAAGCAATAACCAAAGAAATAAGAATATAAATATAACCCCTTTATCCCCTTACGGGGAATCTGCTAACGCAGAACATACGGAAGTCGGGGGTGCGGACAAGCCGCACACTGACAAAAAACAAAATTCAATCAAGGTTAATTATTCAGCGGTAGCAGAAACATACAACGACTTGGTTAAAGAATTAAATTCAAATCTACCACTAATCGCAAATCCATCACAGTTAAGTGATAAACGCAAGAAAGCGATTAAGAAACTAGCTCAAGTGTTTATTAAACGATTTGAAATTGATGCCGATGTAGAGTCCGCACTTGGTGAGTATTTCAAAGACTTCTTAAAGTCCGCACCGAATTTCTACTTCGGCGAAAACAATCGAGGCTGGAAAGCAGATTTTGAATACATCTTGAGAGAAACAACACTGGATAAAGTTTTAGAGGGGAATTGGTAATGGTAACGCAAGATAATAACTACAACCTAGAATACGGACTAATCAGCTCAATGCTAGCGACTGGATTAACTGCTCAAGCTCGTGAAGTGATTAGTTGGTTAGAACCTGAAATGTTCGCAACATACAATCTAGGTGCTTTATACGCAAATATTCGCAAACAAGCTCGTAAACACGATTTAATCGACTTCTTGCTGCTATCTCAAAACTATGGCGAAAACCTAGCAACGTTAGCGGAAATGGCAAATAAAGCGACTTACGGTGGAAATCTTCTAGGTTATGCGAAAAAAATCCATTCTTCTTGGGTAAACCGCTCAGCTCAACAAACAATGCTTAAACTTGCTGGCGAAATGTCACAAGCTCGCAATGAAAGCCAAGTGAATGAATTAACTCAAAAAGCGTTAAATCAAATTCAAAAACTCCTTGTTAGCAAAACAGAAATTAAACCTGTGGCAATGGGTGAATTGATGGATTCTTACATTGACGTCCTGGAAAAACGTTCACAAAGCGATTTTAAAGAGCGTTTACTTTACACAGGTATTGAGGCGGTGGATAACATTCTAGGTGGCATCAATTCTACTGACATCGTAGTGGTGGCAGGTCGTCCTGGTACTGGTAAAACAGAATTCAGCCTAACACTCACACGAAACATCGCTAAAAACAACGGTTCAGTATTGTTTTTCAGCTTAGAGATGGGGAATTTTCAACTAATCGACCGTTTGTTAAGTGCGACTGGTGGCGTTGGCGTGAAAAAACTCCGTAACCCTCAAGATTTAGACGATTTAGATTACAACCGTTTAACCAACGCAATCACTGATATTCGTGAGCAGAAAGTCTATTTTGTTGACCGTGGCGGTTTATCAGCAGATGAAATCTGTGCGATTACAGAAAGACACTTGAGCGAAGTAGGCAGTCTATCCGCAATCGTGATTGATTATTTAGGCTTAATGGACCACAAACAAGCAAATAACATCAATCTAACCCAAGCTATCGCCAACTCAATGAGCAAGCTCAAAACGTTCTCCAAGAATTTTAATATTCCGATTATTTTACTTTGCCAACTTAATCGTGAAGTGGATAGTCGAGCAGTTAAACGCCCTGCGAATTCAGACTTAAGAGATTCAGGCTCAATCGAACAAGATGCAAGCCAAATCATTATGCTTTACCGTGAGGGTGCTTACAAATCCAATACAGACAATCCGTATTCAGAGGCAATCATCACTAAAAACCGCTTTGGCGAGCTAGGCACCGCCTATATGAAATTTGAGAAAGGGCATTTCCTAGACTGCGACCAAGCGAAAGCCTATCAAGAATTAAACGAGAAACCGCAACAAGCACCGAAAAGCTATGCGAAAAGCTACGGTAAAGGGGCGATTCAGTAATGGATAAGAAACAATTCTTTCTACGCTCAAACCAAGTGCGGTTGAATTGCATTGAATTTATCAAAGAGCTACCAACGGACGACAAAAAACCGTTGGTGGTGAAAATCCAACCAATGACACGCTCACTTGAACAGAACAGTAAATTACACGCATTACTAAGCGATATATCCAAACAGTGCGAGTTTAACGGTAAAAAACGAGACATCGACACTTGGAAAATGATTATGGTGTCGGCTCACAAAATCGCAACAGGCGGTCAAGCTGAAATGGTAATCGGGCTTGAGGGAGAAGTAATCAATCTACGAGAAAGCACTGCTCAAATGAGCGTAAAACGATTAGCAAGCCTAATAGAGTATGTTCAAGCGTGGGCAGTGGAAAACGATGTAATTCTTAGTGATGGTTGGAGGCACTAGATGAGAGAAGAAATAGCTCTAGCGGTAGTTCTCTTTGTGGTTGCGTTTGTGGTTATTTGTTTTATTGAGGGTGCGGACGATGAATGAGAAAGAATTGAAGATTTTAATTATAGCTTATACCTGTGTTGTTATAGGAACAATCTTAATCACTGGTAAATGGTGGTAGATATGAGTAAACCTAAGGAAACTAAATGCAAAGTATGCGGTTGTTACTTTGTGAAAACAATAAGCTCAACACAGAAAGTATGCTCGCCCAAATGTGCGATTATCCTTTCGAAAGAGCAGGCAAGGAAGAAACGAGAGAAAGCGGAAAAGGCTCAATTAAAAGAGCGGAAGAAAAAACTACTAGAAAACGATAGGGGTCATTGGCTGAAAGCGCTTCAAAAAGAAGTGAATAAGTTTATCCGATTAAGAGACAAAGGCCAGCCTTGTATTGCTTGCGGTGCAGTATGGAAACCGAGTTTTCAAGCGTCACACTTTATTCCACAAGGTAGAAGTTCATATTTAAGGTTTGATGAGAGAAACATTCATTCTGGTTGCATTAGATGCAATCTCTTTGTTGGCGGCGGAAATATTCACGGATATAGACCAAGACTTGTTGAGAAGATTGGCGAGCAAGAAGTTCAGTGGTTAGAAGAAAATCAACATCGAATTAAGAAATGGGAAATATCCGAGCTTAAAGAATTAATCAAGGTTTATAGAGCGAAAATTAAAGACTTAGACGGGAGCCAAGAATGAGTTATAGTGTTGAGCGAATTTTAGAAAAATGGGGTAACTGTTGGGGGCGTGACCGTATTGGGACAGAATACCCAAGCACTACAATTTCAATTCCTGTACTGCCGACAGCAAGAAAGGCTTATATCAAGTTTTTAACTGATGATGAGTGCTTAAAAATCGAAAAGCAAATAATGAACCTACACGATGATGATTTATTGCAGTATCAAATTTTAATGGCTCTGTATATTCAACAGGCAAGCGAGAGAGAGATTTGTAACGCTCTTAATATCTCACCAGCTAAGATGTATCGGGAGCGTGCTCAAGGCGTTAGATTTTTAAAAGGTGCGTTTGTGGCTGCTAAAATTAAATTTATGTTCCTAGATTAAACAATATCCGAATAAGTCAAAAAATGATTTGTTCGGATTTTTATTTTGAGATACGCATCACAATATTTAAATTTAATTTGTAGTAAAGTTAAACCTCTTATTAAAGCAATAAACAGGAGCCAAAAATGAAAAAATTATTATTAATCTGCTCAATCGCTACGGTTATTACTGGGTGTGCCAAAGAAGCGCTAATCAAAGAAACGCAATCAGGCAAAGCAGAGGCGGAATATCCAAATTACACGCAAGAACAGGTGATTGATGCAATAGTTCAATACTGTAACGGTAAAGGCTTCTCGATAGAAGAGCAACAAAAGAATTTTGTGATTTGTTCAAAACAGATGACTGGTGGAGCAGCTATATTCACTCAATTAGCTATTGGCAATTCATACTCAACAACCCCACAGGCTAAAGCAAGATATTCAGTTGCTAAATACAAAAATGGCACTAAGGCTTGGGCGGAAGCATACGCTGAAACTCAAATGGCGCTAGGGCAAGTCAGAAAAGAGCCTCTTGATAGTAATAAAACAAGAAACGAGCTACAAAGAGCATTAGACGATGGGATTAAAAATATTTTAAAAAATAATTAATAAAAGCATTGACAGCTTGCAAGTAAAATTGTAGTATATAGTATAAGTTGCGGTTTTAGCGCATAGCGAACGCAAAATAAGTTTAGAAACAACCCTGATCGGAAACGGTCGGGGTTTTTTATTGCACAAAATTCAATGAGTAACCAATGCAAGACAACGGATCGCCTAACAATGGCATTGACATCATAGCAACGGTTATTTCTCTCGCATTTTCAGGTTTAGGCGGTGTAGTTAAGTATATCACCGCAACACAATCAGCAGGCTCGCCTGTAAAAATATCTTCCGTAGTCTCTAGCTTTCTAGTAGGGGCTTTCAGTGGAATGGTCGTAGCGTTTTTCTTAATGTCTCAAAGTATCGACACTTTAATGATTATCTCAATCGCTGGAGCGTTTGGGTATTTTGGCGTTCCTGCTTTATGGGGATTGCTTAGAGTTTTCTTTCGCCAGATTGGCGGTTCGGTTGATGATTTACATCCCGACTACTCAATGAAAGACATCGGAAAGGAAACAAGCAGAAAACGCTCTGTTCGTTACGATGACGAAATGCCAATCAATGACAATGAGGAAGATATTTTAATCGATGGCACGGAAAACCAAGATGATGATATGAAGCCAAGAGGAAAATGGAATGGGTAGAGAAAGAGCCGCAAGATTAGGAATTGCACTCGATAGAGTATTTGCCTGTTTCTTATTCGCAGGCTGTATAGGTTTGTCGGTGCAGATTTATAGCCAGAACAAGAGTTTGGAGCTGTTACAGGATAAGTACGACCAAACAGTACAGTTAGCAGAGGAGCGAACGAAACGGATTGATGCTCTTCGGGATATGGTAAGCGACAGAAATGACAGAATTGAATTCTTGCTTAAAGAACAAGCAAAGGAGCGTAAGCGAAATGAAGATAAGCTGGATGGGATTAGTAAGATTGTTCTTTCAAGTAAATGTGTTCGTAGCGATGGTATTAGTCGTGCTGTTATCGACAGGCTGCTTAAATCCGAGTAAGCCGGTTGAGAAGATTAAGATTATTCGAGTAACCATTCCAGACAATCTTTTAGTGACTTGCCCTAAGCCAACATTAAATGGTGAAAAATCTTCTGATGTTGCTGTTTACGCTGTAAAGGTAACTGACCAATTAAAAATCTGTAACAGTCGAATTACACAAATTAAAAACCTAGTGAATGATTATGAACACGAAATCGAGCAAGACGCTCACAGTGAATATCAATCATTAGGGTTTGAGAAAGACAATGGCGACCGTAACGATAAAGGTCGAAACAATAGCAAAGGTAGAGGACGATAAAAATGTTAATCACCGAAGCAGTATTTAATAGAGTATTCCCAAGAGCAATTAATGGAATGTATCAAGCGATTGATAAACATATTGAGTTAGCAGGTTGTTTCAATAAGCAACAACAAGCGATGTTTCTTGCTCAATGCGGACATGAAACGGCAGGATTTACCACGCTAAGCGAAAACTTAAATTATTCAGCCGATGGGCTAATGAGAGTTTTCCGCAAGTATTTCCCTAATCCTAATGTCGCTCGCCAGTATGAACGTAAACCAGAGAAGATTGCGAGCCGAGTATATGCCAATCGACTGGGTAATGGGCCAGAAGAAACAATGGACGGCTGGAATTATCGTGGTCGTGGTTTAATTCAAATCACTGGCAAAGATAACTATATCCGCTTTGCTCGTTGGTTAGGCGAAACAATCAGTCCTAAAGAAGTATCAAACAATTTGGAATTAGCTGTTAAGGCTGCGGTGTGGTACTGGATATTTAATGAGCTTGCGTCACTTGATTCTGTTCAAAAGGTAACAATCCGAATTAATGGCGGTACAAACGGATTAGATGACCGTTGTCGATTATTCCGTGCGTTAATGGTGGATTGATATGAATAAGTTAATTCTGATTTTTCTAGCGGTAGCAGTTAGCCTGTGCGGTTGGATCTGGTTTCAACGCGGAACGATAAATGACTTAAAAGCCAAAAACCAAACACAGGCTAACCTTATCGCAGAACAAGAAAAGGTTAATCAATCATTGAAAGATACGATTGAAGTAGAACGCCAAGCAGTAGAACAACAGAGAGTAATCCACGATGAAATCAAACAAGCAAGCCAAGATAAAATCCAAGTTGTCAGAAAGATTATTAAATCACAGCCTTGTTATAACACTCGCATCTATGACGATGCTATTGAGCGGTTGCACTAACAAGGTGACAACAAAGACTGAGTACATTTATCCGCCTCAAGCTTTCTTAGTACCTTGTGTGAAAACGCCATTTATGGGTAACACATACGGTGAAGCAGTAGAACATCTAATCACTGTTATAGCTGAGCGAGATATGTGTGCTAGTCAAATCACAAACATTAACAAGTGGATTGAAAACAGTAAGGCAGGTAAATGATGGAAGTCGGAAGTATTGTAAAGCTCCGTAATGGAACATTATGTAATGTAGTTTATGAAACACAATTCGGTAAATGGTTATTGGTTGAAAAAACAGAAACAGAAGAACCGCCATTCTCTCACTGGCATAACGCCAACGGTACATTCTACGCTGATGATGAAAGTCAGTTAGATGTCGTTGAGGTGATTGAATGATTGGTGGCGATAACTGTGGTTGAATAGATTGTGATTGTAAGGTTTACATCATAACAAGACAAACAAAGGTGAGTTGAATAGCTCGCCTTTTTTATTTTAAATGATT